AAGTCTACATATCTGTTGACAGTTTCGTCCCATCGTTCACGCCTTTGTTCATCTGGAAGCCAACGAGCATATCGGCTCTTGTGTATAAACTGTTGATACTGATCCATTATTCTTCATCCTCTAATTCTGTTTTTAATAAAATTTCTTGTTTAAACATTTCGATCATCCACAATAAATCTCCCTTAGTTAAGTTGCCAGAAGACATCGAGGATAAATATCCTTCTTGATCATAGCCTAAAAGAAGCAGGGACGCGTACTGAGAAAACCCCTGTTCTAAAATATAGTTTGGATTGTTGTCGGGGTAAAGCTCTGTAACCTTATCCATTTTTATATTTAACTATAGATGTCAGTTTGTCTAAATACCAGCCAGCCTTTTCCAAGTCTTGTACCTGCTTACCCTTATAGTCATAACGCCACAGATACTTCATGCAGTTGCCTTTAAGGTAGCCTTTGAATGCAACACTGGACATGGACTCCTCTATTGCATCAATACACTCTATGTTGCCTGTGTTGTAATGCTCTGGGTTATTGACTACATCCTCTTCCTCCCAGTCTACTCGTCCTGCATCTTCTTCCCACGCCTCAGATGCTTCATCATGTGCTGCTTTCATCCATGCGTCTAATCCAGTGGCTTGCTTTTCAACGGCTGGATAGCTCTTCCGTAGCCTGTCCCAGTCTTTTGGTGTTGCGTCATTGAGTCTCATGTTTATGTGCCTTATTATGTTTACGTTTAGTTTTTTTTAGCTCTGTCGCAGAAGATACTTTCTTAAACTTCTTCTTTCTGTCAAATCTAGACCTTCTTTCATCTTTGCGACTCTGCTCGTTCATTTGAATGTTTCTCTTTTGGCGACATTAATCCAACCATCTGGTATAGTATCTTCACTGTACCAAGTAAATCCGTTTGCTGTTGCCCATTCTCCATGACTTCTTTTAGTACCGTCTTTTCTACGCTTGGCTTGAGGCATTGGAGCAGAAGAGTTAGCAAAAAGAAAAACAAGTTCAGTATCTTCGGGTAACACTTTGCTTATCCAAATGTATTTACTGTATTCAGCATAGTCCCAGAAACGTCCTTTAGCTTCTAAAAGAATTTTCTTTCCTTCAACTTCTTTAACAAAGTCTGGTTCATATTTATGTTGAATAGTGTATTCAATTTTATCAGCGTGAAAACTCCAAGCATCTAAGATACCTGAATGTAATTCATACTCCCAGTTAGAGTCGTACCCTGACATAACATCTTTCTCAACAGGCCGCTTGACTCTTGCTTTTCTAAATCCTTTTTTGTTTTTCAATGTAACTGTGCCTCTCTTCTTTCCAGTTCTGCCTCTATTAAATCCATAAGGTCTTCTAAAAAGTTTTTATCTAGATCCATGATAGAGTTATCAGTATTGTATAGGAAACTACCTACAGCAATAATTGCATTTTCAATTTCTATACCTGACTTTTTGCCATTTTCCATTGTACCATCTCCAAAGTTATATCTTTAATTTCAAGTTCTGGAAAAATTTTAATAAGCTGTTTGATTTTTTTAGACATCCACTTAGGATGATAAGCACTCAACCGCATATTGTTAGATACAAAGATGTGTGTTTGATCAGGCATAAACTCTTTGTAGTTATCAAGTGTGATAATGTGTGCTTCTTCTTTGTTTAACAAAGATTTTAGCCACTCTACCAATAAAACATCTGTTTGTTTGCGAATGCTTTTTGCTTTTTTATTGTTCATAGTAGTTCCTCTACTTTAGGTTCAACAACAACCTTAGTCAAATACGAAAGGCCGTTAGAATATTTAAATGTCCGTAAGCCCTCACCGTCATTTGAATCCGCATGGCATTGATACTTATATTTACACCAGCTACAACCTTTTGCTAGTTTCATGTTTCCTTTCTTGCCATCCTCTACTGGATCGTAGCAATAGTCAGGGGGCGTGTCAAGATCTAAAGAAGGGATTAGCTGGTTTATCTTAAACTTAATATTGGGCTTATCTAAATCATCGGGAACATACATACATAGCTCACCGCTTTCTTTATTCAAAACTAAAAACCCGCCTTCAGAAGTTCCTTCAGCTTCCTCATATCCTGAAAGCTGCCCAAGATAACCAAAAGGATCGTCCTGTGCTAGTCTCCCATCACGAAACTTATTGAATGCAAACCGTGATGCTGTTTTAACATCGACAACCTCTCCATTAATTTTACAATCCATATGACCTACAACACCTTCGACAACCACTTCTTTCTGTTCATCGGTAACTTCGTGTTTAGCCATACGTACCAACATTAGTACAACTTCTTCCAGCAAATGCCCATAAAGAAACTTTATCTGTGTCGGCCCGTCAATATCGCTGCGTCCTTGTGGATCTCTTTTCTCGTACCACAACTGACGATGGGGCTTACCTGCATTAGACATACGCACAGTAAAGTCTTCGTTTTGTTTACGGGGAGTTGCCCAAGACTTTAAGGCGGCTCTAATGTCTTCTACTGTCTTATCTATGTCTTCGTCTGTAAGCGGAAGAGGCTCTCCTGCACTTAAATTTTCTAAGTGCTTATAAATATCAGGCACTACTGTTGATAGCTTACTCATCTTGTTCTCCAACAACGGAATCTATAATTCTAGTGGCAATAGCAACACTACATTTAAACCATTCGTTGCGTTGTTCAAACAAGTCTGCAAGTCTTTTGTGTGTTTCTGTTTCAACGGCTCTTCGATCAAGAGCAGAGACAACATAAGCAAGTTCATAGTCTCTAAAGGGGGAAGATGTCTGATAGTTTTTAGCTCTATCAGACGCTTCCACAGCCATCCCTACTTTAACCCAACCTTCCCAAGCGGGATTAGTAATAATATAAATTTCACCTGCGATGCTATCAATATAATTAGGTAAAGATTTAAAAGCTGCATCTTCAAAGCCTTTATATCTACCAGCTTTGTATAAGGGATGTAGTTTTTTTACTTCTTTGCTATCTACAAACATACGTTTTTGATCTCTAGCTTTAACAGCTTCGGGGTTATCTTTATAGTAATATTCTTTGCCTGTCTTGGGATTAATTGCGTTCATGCCTTACTCCTTTAAAATTTCTAAGCTTTTAAGCGAGGACTGATCTAAAGCAAACAGTTCGCCCCAACCTAGATTCATAATGTTTTTTTGATTTAACAGTTCTTCTTTAGAAGCAAGACCTGCAAATGTATAACTAGGAAAAGAGCCTACCATTAACATGTAGTAATCGCAAGACTTATTTACTTTATGAAGCCCTGCACACAGCCTTCCAGTTTTATACTTGGTAGATTTAACATCTATAGTTTTACCATTATACATAAGATCATGGTCAGGAATAACATCTAAGTCTAAATCGGGCCAAACATTTAAAAGTTTTGCTGCGGCCAACTCCGAACCAAACCCTTCTAGGTCAGTTTCAAAATCAGACTGTGGGCCTTTCCGGTTATTCTTAATACCCGCTGCTCTAGATGTTTCGTGTCTAGACTTAGCCATATGTTTAGCAATGCGCTGTTCAACAGCATTTAAATTAATGTGTTTCGCTCCAGTTGTTTCCAACATGATAGTCTCCGTCTAGTGGACAGTTAAGGTTTAATTCTACACCTGCTTCAATAATAGCTTCTACTCCTAGTTTGCCTACAGTATCAGCTATAGTTTCGTTACATTCTATTTGCCATTCGTCATGTACATTAGCGACAAACTTAGCATCTAAGTGTCGTATTTTTTTATCCAGAATAATCAACGCTTGTTTCATTACAATCGCTCCTGCTCCCTGCAATAAAGTATTTAAAGCTGCATGTTCAGACCGGACTAAAAGCTTGCGGCCATCAAGACCTTTTATTTTGCCTGACTTAGCTTCTCTTTGTACTTTTCCTGAAAGATTTTTAAATGATGGGAGATTATCAAAGAAAGACTTTCTAAGTTCTTTACCTGCTGCTCTGCCTCTTCCAGCCACTGAGCCAAGCTTTGCATCTCCTGCTCCGTACAAGAGTGCATAGATAAAAGTTTTTGCCTGATTTCTAGATTCAAGTCCTGCAAGTTTTTGGTTAGCTGTGTGGATGTCTCCATTGAGTATTTCATTTTTATAAGCCTCGTCATTTAAATAATGTGCAAGCATCCTAAGTTCTAAGCCAGACGCATCAATGCCTACAAGTTTATATCCTTTTGGTACAGTCCAACACGACCTACACTCTTTGCCATAAGGGGAGTTGCTGCTGGGGATTTGAGCCATGTTCGGGTGGGAATGTGTCATTCTAGATGTCACTGCTCCATTAGGATTAACATAGCCATGCACTCTTCCTGTATCTTCATCTAACTCTTTAAGCCAACTATTCACCTGAGCTAAACGCTTTTGAAGCATTAGGTAGTTAGCAATAAGGGCAGCTTCAGGAATATGCTTAACTTTATTTAAAGTACCTTCATCAACAATAGGCTGTCCTGTAGGAGTATAGTTCTTGGGCTTCCATCCGAACCGAATAAGATACTCTCCGATTTGTTTGCGTGATCCAAGGTTAAACTCAATAAATGTTTTTCGTGAAAT